GACCTTCAAGCAGTTGGTATCAACATACAAGAACGGGTAAAGGTAAAACTTAAACCTGTACTACCCCAGAATTTTCTTATAGATCCTGTTGCAACTAACGTTGAAGACGCGCTTGGGGTCTGTATTGACGAGTTTGTAAGCCGTCACTCAGTAGAAATCTTGCAAGAACAAGGCGTATACCGCAAAGAGTACCTTGGATCTGCCGCGCCAGACACTGATTTAGAGCCAGATCAAGATATTACCATCTACAACGACGATAAAATTCGTCTAACCAAGTATTACGGCTTAGTTCCGCGTGAATTGCTTAATGATGCGATGGCTGATGTCAATCAAGACGCTGAAGAGGGCGATAGTTTTTACGTTGAAGCGATTGTAGTCATTGCAAACGGCGGTATTTTGTTAAAAGCAGAGCCAAATCCGTACATGATGCAGGATCGACCGGTTGTTGCGTTCCCTTGGGACGTGGTGCCAGGGCGATTTTGGGGTCGTGGCGTCTGTGAAAAAGGCTACAACAGCCAAAAAGCATTGGATACAGAACTCAGGGCGCGTATTGATGCACTCAGCTTGACCATTCACCCAATGATGGCGATTGATGCGACTCGATTACCTAGAGGCGCAAAGCCAGAAGTCCGCCCCGGCAAGATGATTCTTACTAATGGAGATCCCCGTGAAGTACTTCAGCCGTTTAACTTTGGTCAGGTTAATCAAATTACGTTCGCGCAAGCCGGAGCGTTACAACAGATGGTTCAGCAAGCCACCGGTGCAGTTGATTCTGCTGGAGTCGCTGGACAAGTTAATGGCGAGTCAACAGCGGCTGGTATTAGTATGTCTCTTGGCGCTGTTATTAAGCGTCATAAGCGTACCCTTATTAACTTCCAGCAGTCTTTCTTAATCCCATTCGTTAAGAAAGCCGCATATCGGTATATGCAGTTTGATCCTGAAAACTATCCGGTTGCGGACTACAAGTTTAACGCCAGCAGTACGCTAGGAATCATTGCTAGAGAGTACGAAGTCACTCAGTTGGTACAGTTATTGCAGACAATGGGCCAAGACTCTCCGTTATACATGACACTGGTTCAGTCAGTTATTGACAATATGAACCTGTCTAACCGTGAAGAGTTGATTGCGGCACTGACTCAGGCGTCACAGCCAAACCCAGAAGCACAGCAGATGCAAATGATGGCACAGCAAGCGCAAATGCAGTTCCAGCAATCGCAAACCAACGCACTTAATGCTCAGGCGCAAGAGTCTACAGCAAGAGCCACAAAACTTGCGGCAGAAGCCCAAGCGGTTCCTGCTGAACTTGAAATTGATAGAATTAACGCAGTCACTCGCAACCTCAAAGAAGGGGATGCAGAAGACAAAGAGTTCGAGCGTCGAATGAAATTAGCAGAGACGTTAATCAAAGAAAGAGAAATGGAGAGTAAAGTAAATGTTGACAGACCGAGAGTTGCAAATGATATTCCTCAAAATGAACGCGCGATTGGAGCCGTTGGAGCTGGAGATCGAGGAGTTGAAGTCGAAACTGAAGGAGTTGAGTGATGGCAAGGGATCCAAGACTAGCACGCGCGGGCGTAAGCGGGTTCAACAAACCGAAGAAAACGCCGGGGCACCCCACTAAATCGCACGTTGTCGTTGCAAAACAAGGTGATAAGATTAAAACAATTCGTTTTGGTCAGCAGGGCGTAAAAGGTGCAGGGAAGAATCCTAAAACCGCAAAAGATAAAGCGCGGAAAAGAAGCTACTACGCCCGTCACAACGCCCAAGACTCAAATCCCAGTAAACTATCTGCGCGTTATTGGTCGCATAAGGTCAAATGGTAGGCACTATGAAAGTACCAGCACCTGAAGGTTATCATTGGATGAAGAAGGGTAGTGGTTATACTCTGATGAAAGATCCTGCTGGCGGTTATAAAGCGCACAAAGGCGCAACTAAGTCAGCTAACTTTGAAGTTCAAAAGACTCATGGAGGCAAAAAGTGAAAGACAAAGATCATACGGTAAGCTATCGACCTCTTGAGTATTACTCTATGTGCGAAACGTCAAAGCGTCGTATCAAAGAGATGCAAGACCAAGGGTTTCCAACCAAGTACGATGCCAAAGAAAAGCCAGAAGATGTTGGCAAGATGGACTCGTATAATTTTATGATGATTAGCAAATAGCTAGGAGGTTATTATGCCAGGGAAAAAGAAAAAGAAAGTAAAAAAGCCTTATGGCTACTAAGTCGAGAGTTAATCAATCGGGCAATTACACCAAGCCCACCATGCGAAAGAATCTTTTTAACAAGATTAAAGCAAGTGGCAAAGGTGGTAAGCCCGGTCAATGGTCTGCTCGAAAAGCCCAGATGCTTGCTAAACAGTACAAAGCTAAGGGCGGAGGCTATAAGTAATGGCTCTTAAAAAGCCCCAGAAGTCTTTAAAGAAATGGACTAAGCAAAAGTGGACTACCAAATCAGGTAAGCCATCAACGCAAGGGCCAAAGGCAACTGGAGAAAGATATTTGCCTAAAGCGGCTATCAAATCGCTGTCGGCAAAGGAGTATGCGGCAACAACTCGCAAGAAACGCAAGGATACAGCCGCAGGTAAACAACACTCTGCCCAACCCAAACGCATTGCAAAGAAAACAGCTAGGTCACGAAAAGCCTGACTTTTTCAAAAAAGCATGGTAAAAGGCAGTTAATCAACCAAAGAGAGAAAGAATTATGACACCTGAGCTTGAGAGGTACTTTGATAATTACAATACACTGTTTAACCATGAGGGGTTTAAGCAGTTATTGGAAGAGATATCAGCTAACGCAAAACAGTTGACAGATATCCAAACAGTTAAAGATCAGGAGGAGTTGTTTTTTCGTAAAGGCCAAGTTGCCGCGTTTGCTACAGTATTGAATCTGGAAGCAACAATTGAAGCGGCAAGAGACCAAGCCGAAGCGGAAGAGCAAGAAGAGTTAGATGTATAAGATATATGATTTCCGTTGCGAAAACGGGCATATATTTGAAAGAATGGTACGCAATGGAGTCACAGTCAGTAGGTGCGATTGTGGTTCCGATGCTACTAAAATGCTGTCAGCGCCTAAGTGCGTACTCGATGGATCTAGTGGGGACTTTCCGGGTCGTCACATGAAGTGGGTGCGAGAACACGAAGAAGCTGGCAGGAAACGTAAATCTCCATAATGACTTAGTTCACGGAGTTTAATATGTCACGAGCAACAATGCTTGATCCACACGTCGAAGACGAGAATGTGGACAACGTTGAACCCGAAGCCAAAGAGATTCAGGAGCCTGAAGAGGCTGTTGAGCAACCTCAAGACGCAGTAGAAGAAGACACTGGCAACGATATTCCAGAGAAGTACCGTGGTAAGTCTCTGAAAGAAGTTGTTCAGATGCACCAAGAAGTTGAACAGGTGATGAGTCGGCACTCTGCTGAAGTTGGTGAGCTTCGTAAAGTGGTAGATGAGTATATTACTACTCAAACACCACGAGCACCTGAACAGAACGTTGAGCCTGAAAGTGATATTGATTACTTCACAGATCCTCAAGGTGCTGTTAATCGTGCAATTGAGAATCATCCGAAGATTAGAGCGGCTGAGGAATACACTGTAAGCTACAAAAAGCAAACGGCATTAGCCGAGCTTGGGAACAAACATCCAGATATGCAAAACATTCTGAATGACCCTAAGTTTGCAGATTGGATCAAGGCTTCAAAGTTTCGGACTCAATTGTTTGTACAGGCTGACCAAGAGTACAACGCTGACGCGGCTGATGAACTTTTCTCTTTATGGAAGGAAAGGAAAACAGTAGCCCAGCAAACCGCAAATGTTGAAAAACAAGTGCGGAAACAGCAACTCAAGGCGGCCAATACAGGCAACACGAAAGGCAGTGGCGAAGGGGTAAGTAAGAAGCAATATCGCAGGACCGACTTAATTAAACTTATGAAAACGGACCCCGAGCGTTATCAAGCTTTGTCAGATGAAATCTTTAAAGCGTACGCAGAGGGTCGAGTCAAATAATCTTATAGGAGATTGACATGGCTACTGCAACTTATCCCGGCGCGGCGGGTAATACCGCAAAGACGGAAGCGAATACTTTTATCCCCGAGATTTGGTCGGATGAAATTATTGCCGCTTACCAAAAGAACCTGAAGATGGCTCCCCTTGTAAAGAAGCTTGCTATGAGCGGAAAGAAGGGTGACAAGCTTCACATTCCTAAGCCCATTCGTGGTGACGCAAATGCTAAAGCGGCTGATACAGCGGTTACTATCATTGCAAACACTGAAGGCGAATTGACAGTTGATATCGACCGTCACTTTGAGTACTCACGTCTTATCGAAGACATTGTAGAAGTTCAGGCTCTTTCTAGCCTCCGTCAGTTCTATACTGAAGATGCGGGTTACGCACTTTCAGTGCAGGTTGACAATGACCTTCATGCGGCGGGTACTGGTTTCGGTGATGGCGGGGCTGTTGTATTTAGCCCAGCAGAAACTGACTACCAGCACACTGGTTGCTTCTTTAATGACAACGGTACTACTACTCAGTACACCGACGACACTATGGATGCAAGCGACGTGTTCACTGATGCTTTCTTCCGTAATATGATTCAGAAGCTTGATGATAACAACGTACCTATGGACGGACGTTCACTTATCATTCCACCTTCGGTTCGTAACACCATCATGGGTATTGACCGATACGTGTCTTCTGACTTCGTAACTGGTCAAGCTGTGAATTCCGGTCTTATCGGAAACTTGTACGGTGTAGACGTTTACGTTTCAGCTAACTGCCGAACTATCGAAGCGGCGGCTGACAACACTGCGTCTTCTGTCGATACTCGTGCGGCACTTCTGTTCCACTCTGACGCTATCGTCATGGCAGAACAGCAAGCTGTACGTTCACAGACTCAGTACAAGCAGGAATACCTCTCGACTCTGTACACGGCTGATTGCCTGTATGGTGTTCAGGTATACCGTCCTGAAGCTGGTTTCGTACTCGCAATCGCCGAGTAAGATACCTGGGGGGTCAGCAATGGCCCCTTTCCTTTTCTTTTGTAGGAGCTTTAGATGGCATTATTTCGTGGCACAGGTGGATCTGGAGACGCAAGTACGGATACATATGCGTCTGAAGTTGCGTTAGAAGCTACCAGAGCCTCTACAAAAGCAAATGAAGCGGCGGCATCTGCCGTATCCGCTCAAACAGCACAAACGGCCGCAGAGGTAGCTAAAGCGGCGGCAGAAACTGCACAGACTAATGCAGAGACAGCAGAGACCAATGCAGAGACTGCGGAGACTAACGCTGAGACCGCAGAAAATGCGGCAGTGGCGGCCAAAGTATCAGCAGAAACAGCAAAGACAGCGGCTGATACAGCTCAGTCTGCGGCTGAAGTAGCTAAGACAGCGGCAGAAACGGCTGAAACTAATGCTGAGACTGCTGAAACTAACGCATCTACATCAGCAACTACTGCCACAACCAAAGCCGGTGAAGCGGCAACTTCTGCCACTTCTGCCAGCACTTCTGCCACTTCTGCCAGTACGTCGGCAACTAACGCGGCAACCAGTGCAACAGCGGCTCAAACTGCACAGACTGCGGCAGAGGCCGCGCAAACAGCGGCTGAAGCGGCACAAGAAGCCATCGACGGTTTATACCTTGGTACTGCTACTTCTAACCCTACTGTTGACCTTAACGGCAATGCTGTAACTGTAGGTGACTGGTACTTTAACACCAGTGACAATACGACAAGAATTTACGACGGTAGCAACTGGAATAACATTAACCCTGACCTTGTTGGTGACACTACGCCACAATTAGGCGGCGACCTTGCCAGTAACGGTAATGACATCTTATTTGCTGACAATGACAAAGCTGTCTTTGGTGCAGGAAGTGACCTTGAAATCTACCACGATGGCACTGACTCCTACATTAAAGAAAACAACTCAGTAGGAAGTTTGGTAATACAAGGAACAAATGTTCTTTTTAAAGATTCTTTAGATAATGATTTAATAAGAGCAATCTCTGGAAATTTTGTTTCCCTTTACCACAACAACGTAAATCGTTTTTCTACACTATCGGACGGAATTAATGTTACAGGAAACATTACTGTATCAGGATCTGTTGATGGTCGTAACGTGGCTCAAGACGGGTTTAAATTAGACAACATTGAACTTAACGCAG